GTGGGCCATGAGCTCGCGTGGAACAACGCGGACGAGTACGTGTACGGCGATGCGTTCAAGCCCTGCACATGGCTGACGACGCCGCAGAACTACAACAAAGTTGCTTCCGCGGGCGGGGATGCTAGCTTGTTCGAGACGATGAAGCTCGGCAAGCGCTTGACCCCCAACTTGCTCCAGGTCATGGATAGCGGGACGTCGTTGCGTTGCACTCACAAAGACCGCGTCATCATGATTGCCAGCCCTGAGCTCACGTCTTTCTTCGCGACGTTGGGCCTGGCGGTTTTGCGCATCACCCAGGTGGCGGACAGGACGTCGGACCGCGCGTACACGTTGCAACTGCACAACGGACGGTTCGTGATCAGCACCGGCACCATTGTTGCGCAGCCGTCGCTTGCCATGAAGCGCTTGGGGCTGCTGCAGCATACGTGTGGGACGTCTGGCGGTTGCAGTGGTGCCTTGGTGTGGCAGGAGACTGGTGGCGTGGTTCGCTACCGCGGCATGCACTTGGGCTTTTATGGTAGCCCAAACTCGCCCACGAACGTCATGTTCAACGCGTACCACTTGAAGCAGCTGTTCTTCTTGGCGCAGGTCAATTCAGATGGCGTGCTCCAGTCCATGGCTGCCCAGTTGCGCCGGGTGGGCGAGGCCGCCACCGTCGGTTCCGCCGAGCCCGAGCACGAAGACCGGGCGGGGGTGCTAAACCCCACCCGGGAGGAGGTGCAACAGTTGGCAGCCGAGCTTGCCATGCGGAGGCAAGACGATGAGATCTTTGACAGGGGCATGGACGAGTACATGTTCTTCGAAAAGCAAACGTACGACAAGATCGCTAGGAGGCACGGCAAGGCTGTGGCCAAGGAGGCTAAGCGGTTGGTTGACGCTGGCTACACCGGTGAGTCGCTTGAGGCCATGCCGTCTGGCGGACCTCTTGCAACCGAAGTGCCAGCATCTAAGCTGGCGGTGCGCGCTGCCCCTCAGGCGTTCGAAACCTCGGCGGCAGAGATTGCGGGAGAGCCCGAAGACTCTGCGCCCTTGCCGGTAGCATCCGTCACCCCGGAGCCCCCCTCCCCTGTCGGGGAGACCCGATCCGCGGCGGAGCAGGCTGCGCACAAGGCCATCCGAGAGATGGTTATGAAGGCCATTGCCGAGGGCACGTCTTCGGCTGACTTGCTTCGGCTCATCATGGAGTTGTCCGATGAGCTGGAGCCCAAGGGCCAAGCAAACGGATGTGCCCCGGTGGCCTTGCCGATGCGCATGGAGGAGATTGTGACTGCGGATGTCGTCGAGAGTGTTATGGCAACTCGAGACATGCAGTACCAGTGCCCCAATTGTGTCGTGGCCGAGAGCGCGGACAATGACCGCCGCATCCGTGAGGCCATGGACCAGTGGAAGCGTGGGGACACCGACGCGCTGGATGTCTTGAGCCGCTACCACGCGGAGGAGGTGTTCCGCGTTGCGTGCCCAGCCCTCCGCGAGTACTGTGATGCATCGCTTGAGAAGATGCACTTCCACCAGTACGATGATGCGTACGGTGGCGAGGGGGGCTACGCCCGGCGCCCTTGCATGCAGGGGTTCAGCAACGTTGGCTACGCGAATGTCCGCACGAAGAAGCACGCGGACCCAGTAGGTCCCAGTGAGGAGATGATGGCGGCCTTCGCCCGGGTGGGTGGAGAGGATGTCGCGTTCTCCTACTTGCTGCAGGACATCGAGAGCTACAAGACTCCCTCCACTTCTGAGGAGGGCTTGATGGCTTCGCTGCGCTATGATGGGCAGCGACGGTCTACGGCCAAGGCTCGCATGGCTCGCGAGTTCACGGAGGCTTGGAAGAGCGCCGGCCACAAGTTGTTCACTGACTATCCCATGTTCCAGCAGGCTGATTGGGAGTTGCAGTGCTGCTTGCCCGAGTGCTATCGCCAGGCGTTCATCAGCTCCGATGACTCGAAGTCCTCCGGTTGGACGGGCATCGTATGGGCCAATGGTGGCAACAAGGGCGCTGTGAAGCTCCACTACCAGGAGCAACTCTACAACGTCGTTGCGGAGCGCTACGCCTTGCTCCACTTGGTCGCGTTTGCCCGTGAGACCGAGCACTGGTATGACAGCGGGACTTGGCTGGGCGCCAAGCCGGGTTGCGACGAGCGCTTGCGCAAGTACTTCACCGGACCTTGCCTGGCCTTGCGCGATCCTCAGGTTCTCTTTGTAAAAGGAGAACCGCATTCGGCCAAGAAGCTGGCTGCCAAGCGCTATCGACGGATACACAATCTCTCGTTCGTCGACAGCTTGATCCGCGCGATCGCCCACGTGCAGTACAACCACAGCCTGATTGATGTCTAC